TCCATCTGATCGCAAGAAACGGGTGCGACTTGGGAACTAGCAAATGCCATCTGAGAGCGAAAACCGAGCATGCCTTGAGCATGTACTCAAGTACTTCGACATATCTTTCACTATGCGGCAACGCCGGGGCGCCCTGAATGTAGACTGCCCGTATTGCGCGCATGATGAAGGGAAGCACTTGGGCATTTTCTATGATTCCGACAAGTTCAATTTCAGTTGTTTAAAGTGCAAGACTTCGGGCTACCTTTTCGACTACCTCAATCACCTCACAAATATCAGTTTTCTAGACTTCGAGGAACTGATAAAGAGCCAACGACCTATAGTAGAACAGACAGCCCTCGAGCAGATCACAAACATCATTTCTGGAGAGGGTGCTACTGAAGTTGAGCTCAAAGGACCGCGGAGAGTTCGATGGCCCCCGCCGGGCACTATGCCTATTAGCAAATTGTGGGATGATCCAGTAGTGAAGTTTTTCTTGAAAAAGCGTAACCTGTTGTTGAGAGAATGCATGGAACACGAAGTCCACATCGGTGTGATGGGACGGTGGACGGGCCGCTTTATATTTCCCGTCCACTACAAAAACCAAATAGTGGCATTCCAAGGCAGGGACATGACTTATCGCCAAGAACCCAGATACTTGACTGAAGGAGATGTGTCATACTTTGTCTACAACATTGAGGGGCTTGATCCAACTTGCCCTGGGGTTATTACTGAAGGTGTTTTGAATACCTGGGCAGTGCGAGAGAATGCCGTGGCTACTTTCAGCACGGCTATGTCACCTGATCAGATTCGATTGTTGTCCCAAGCCAAAGTACCGTACTGGATCTTATGCTGGGATATTGCTGAGGATGGGTCGGACGCTTTCTGGAAGGGGCGAGAAATGGCACAATCCTTGTCAGGGGTATTCGGACCGGGAAAGGTAGGTTATGTTGAGCTCCCCCCGGGAGAGGATGCCGCATCATTGGGGCATGAACAAATATGGCAGATCCTGAGACACCCGAAGTTCATTTGAAGACACCTCGTGGTTCTGGCACGATGCTGGAGGGACTCCCTAAAGCTGACATCGTGTCGATCACGAAGATTATCATCTCCTTGGCATCGAAGTTCACGACACGGTTTCCGTTCTTGGTTTTTGACGATTGCATTCAAGAGGCCTGGCGGGAGTTGATCAAGTATCAAGACTACTACACTCCAGGAAAGTCTAAGGTCACTACCTGGGTGTACAAGCTTGTGAATGACACGCTTACCAGTTTTGCGCAGAAGGAGTATTCAAAAACACAGAAGTGGGATAACATTGAAACCCACACATTTGAAGATGCGACACTGACAGATCCGTTAGATTCGTGCTCGTATTCAGACTTGACTAGAATGCTCGCTCAAGCGTTGTCACCACAGTGCTGTAAGTTATTGCATGTGCTTGAGGATAATCCTTCAGCATGCCAAGCTGAATTGGCCCGGGCATTGGGCCTTTCTGAACGTGACATTGTTTACTTGCGCGAGGAATTGCGGTTGACCACCCGATATGTTTTGGAGATGTGATGAGTGAGAAATCAGCATGCTTCGGAATACTATACGACCGACGAGCAAAAGAGTGTCAGATATGCAACCAACCAATTGAGTGTTGGAAGAAAACAGGCATGCCCAAGAAGAAAGCTATTGGAAGCGGGTATGTAATTGCTATTTTGACGTACATCTTGAGAGAGGGAAAAGTGACAGTAGAAGAAATCAAGGTTGATTTGAAAGCGAAGTTTGGCAAGGATATGAACATTCACTATTATCTTGGCGAATTGAAATCACAAGGTCTTATAGATATGAAGATTCAAGGTAGAAAACGGTATTATGTGTTGCGATGATGTTTTGAGTTGTGGTTGAAAGAATCAGGAAGGGTATACTACATGAAAGTGAATGAGGTCTTTCAGACGATACAAGGGGAGGGCCTTTACAGCGGAGCGGTGACTACGTTTGTTCGATTTGCAGGATGTTCATTGCGATGTGAGCATTGCGACACGAAGTACTCTTGGGCATCAGAGGGCGTTGATATTGGCGTCCCTGTGGTTCTTGAACGGATTACAGAAGTTTGCTCCCGCCCGCGTCACATTTGTATCACTGGCGGGGAACCTTTTGAGCAGCCACGAAATGAGATGTTTGCATTAATCCACGCCCTTCTTGATTGGCAAGGGTCGAGGGGGCTAGAATCAATAGTCATTGAGACTAACGGAGCACAAGATGTGACTTGGGTATTGAACAAGCCCTTCAGAGGTGTGACACATTTGTCAGTTGATTACAAATTGCCCAGTAGCGGTAAGCAGGACAAGATGCTTGCAGATAACTTCAAGTATTTGGGGCCGAGGGATGTAATCAAGTTCATCTGCAAAGGGGATGAGGATGTTGAATATGCCAAGAAGGTGTTGTTGAATATCATGAACAATGCTAGTTGTTGCCCCGTAGTGCTGTTCCATTCCCTCGGGGGCACTCCTGAAAGTTGGTTACCTCGCAGGGTACTTGGGTTTGCTCCTGAATTACACAAGCGGTTCGACATGCGGTTCGGCGTTCAGTTACACAAGTTAGTGGAAATGAAATAGAGGAGGTTTATATGCCTGAGAAGCAAGTTCTAGTGCGCATGTTCTTCAAGACTGGGTACACGGAGACGCGACCACTAAGTTGGGTACGTTTTACAACTGCTGAAGATTTCTCTCAAAATTCACATGTGCTAAAGGCGTCTTTCACTGAAGTGGTGAAGTCAGTTGAAGATGAGGTATACGTTGCTTTCACTGATCAGTTGCTAGGAATACAAGTATTCTTGGGGGAATTCGTCAATGCCAGGCTCGAACGCAGTAAGTCACGCGGTCAGTATTGAGATTGCCGGGGTCAAATGCATGTTGACCCTTCCAAGTGACGCTGTTAGATACATCACATCTTCAGGGGGCACTTGGCGGGGGCACGTGGCACTACAACCCGTTGTTGACGTGCCAACACCTGCCCCAGTAGTCACTACGCGTATGGCCGCAATACAAAAAGAACTGGGGCAGAAAGGGCGGCACAACAACGTCTTGCGCGCCACTGTACCTGAACGACAAGTGGTGCGGGCGTGGAATCGCAGCAAGTACATCAAAGCGTTGGAATTGAAATCCAAAGACCAGCGGGAGCCGCGAAATAACCCAGTGTCGTTCAAGGAGATACCTCAAGTATTGGTGATAGTACGTTTGGCATTACGCACCATGGGGGTGACTGAGATTCTCCGGCACATGGAAACCTACTTTGATTTCTGCAGTACTGGTGAGCATATCTGGGAAGGGAAGTCCCATGGTTTCAAGTCTCTTCAAGGCTTCTTGGAGAAGTTGTTACTTCTAAACAAGACCAAAGAGAAGCCATGGTGGGATACACGTGCAACGGCGATCAGGGCTGTAAATGATGTCAATGCTCGTTTGACGATTCGGATTGCTAACTCGTTTGCCCAGACGTACATGAATGAACAGAAGTACCCGCTTGTGGAAGGTTCCAAGGATCACGCCAACTTTGCAAAGGCAGCAGAGCGCATGGTGAGTTTCATCACGAGGAAAAAGAGACAGGGTATTGTGTTAGCCCAAGGTGATGTCATCAAGTACTTGCTTGAATTTGTCGAGACGTTCTTTGCAAATCATGGTGACCCTGTTTATTCGGCCCACTTGTCATCTGAATCAGTATGGTCAGCGCTCCCGGCCTTCTTGTCTGAAAAGGGCGTAATTTGATATGACCAATGAAAAAGAGTTGTCAGGGCACATCCAAGACAGTATTGCATTCTTAGCAATAACCTCAACGAACTTTCTGAAACTCGTTCGTAACTTCGTCAATACCGAATTGTTTTCCTCTGACGTTGTGCATATAGTGATGCGCGCTTGCTATAAGTACTTTGATCTTACCAAGGAAGCGCCAGGTGATCATATATGTGACATCATAGCTGACGAAATCAAGGCTGTTCCTGAATCCAAGCGAGAACTTGTCATGTTGTTTCTGGACAGAGTGTCCCAGATGCGTGAGCCAAACGTTGAGTATGTGACATCCAAACTAAATGAGTTCGTCAAGTCCCGGACCTTCCAGATGGCAGCGGTAGAATTCGTGAAGCTCATAGACCACAAGCGGTTTACAGAAGCCGAGTTGTTGATGTACAACGCCCTCAAATCCGGGGTGCATAGTTTGAATGTGGGGTGTGAGTATTTTACGGACTTTTCAACCATGTACAAACATGAAGTTGACGCGAGTTTGACTGCAATGGGTCTTGCACATTTTGATTGCTACAAGAAGTTTAAGCGTAGCGAGTTGGGGATTATTCTTGGGGGATACAAAGGGAAGAAATCGTTTGCACTTCATCACATAGGGATACAATCTTTGCTTCGCGGATTGAGTGTACTACACGTGAGTCATGAAAACTCCCTTGAAATATGCGAGCAAAGATACGATCGGATGATAGGTTCTCTTGTTGACGAAAAGGACCGTGATATTGCTGTTCCTGTTAGATACTATGACCATACCTCAGAAAAAGTTGAAATTGTTATGAAAAAGCGACCTTGTGTTTCTGATGTCAACGAACGAAAAAAAGCAAGGGCAACACTTCGTAGATTTGGGGGTCGGCTTATCATCAAAAAGTTCCCAATGGGATCATGTGATATGCGTAATCTTGAGACCTATCTAGATCACCTTGAGCAATTTGCGGGATTTGTGCCAGATGTACTTTTGAATGATTACCCCGATATTCAAAAGCCACTCGATTCGTCAAAGCAATCACGAGATCAGTTGAATGAATCATACATATACCACAAACGTCTTGCAGACGAAAGAAATATACTTGTAGTAGTGCCTAGTCAAGCTACCCGGGCGGCTATTCGTGCAAAACGAATTACGATGAAAGATTTTGCTGAAGATGTGCGTAAGTTGGCAAATTGCGATTGGACAATAGCAGTGTGCCAAACTGACGTGCAAGCTTCGTCGGGGTTAGGTTCTCTTTACATAGTTGCCTCCCGTGAAGGGGTTATGGATGTGGGGTGTGGGATTGTATTCAATCTCGAAACTGGGCACTTTGCCACTGATAGTTTTCCGTTGAGGTCGGGTGTTCTGGTTGCTGAGGAGGAAGATTCTGATACCGGTAAAGATCAGTGAAGGCCATTGTGTTTACCAAAGATCCTGTGAATTTGGCGAAATGGAAGGCTGCTGGGTTGTTTTGTGTCAAACGAAATATGAGGTTTGTTGTGTGGACTGAAAATGAATTGGGTATTGATAGTCATGATACCGGGCTACGATTAACAGAGAGATATATGCCTTGCATGGTTGAGGGGACTACCCAATGAATGAGTTGCTAACACAACAACAAGTTAAGTCTCTTGAAGACGCTGATTTTGCCTACATATTCGGCGATGCATACAACTTCAAGACCAAGCCACGACTTCATCAGTATGCTACTATTCTATGGGCTATGGATAGGGAGTGCGGCTTGCTTCTTCATGATATCGGGACGGGAAAAACACTATCAGCTTTGTACACCATCCAAGTTTGGAAGTGCCGAAAGGTCCTTGTTATCTGCCCGAATAGTGTGCGCAATACATGGATGGACCAAATCAACGAACACACCAATGAAAAGTTCACGGTACTTGAAGGAGAGTCTAAGCACCGGTGTATGCTGATGGAGGAAAGCCAGGCGAGGTACCACATCGTAAACTATGAGGGGCTCAAGTGTTTGTTTGCCAAGAAAGTACCGGTCCAAAAGAAAGGGAAGAAGCCTTCGTCAAAGTATGTACCAGATCATGAAAAGATATTGAAGATGGAGTATGATTGCGTAGTTTGGGATGAGGCGCATCACGTCGGGAGTAGTCAGACATTGCAAACAGACGTGTCTTATCATTTGGCTCGATTTGCGCGAAAGCGACTTATGTTGACCGGTACACCCATTTCCCGGGATATTCGTAACTTCTTCCAAGAGTTTAAGATCCTCGATGATGGGAAATGCTTGGGCGGCAGTGAGTTTGAATTCCTTCACACTTACATGAATCGCGTGGAAATCAAGACCAGGGCCCATCGATTCTTTGACTGGTTCCCGAAGAAGGATGCATCAAAAATGGTCATTGAGAAGATCACGCCCAACACTATCAGATACGACATTTCTGAATGTTGTGATTTGCCTGAGCTAATCATGGAAACACGACATGTAACAATGACTGCGGAGCAGAGCAATCTGTTGAAAGCCGTTGTAGCCAAGCTGAAGATTGATATCGCTTTCGGGAAGCTGACTGTGAAGAACGTCCTCAACTTCGAGAATGTTGGAAATGAGACGATTAAATTGGCACAGATAGGTAGCGGCATTGTAATTGAGCCAGGAAAAGTGCATGTGCTATCATCAAACCCAAAGCTTGATGAGCTGATTGACATTATTGAATCAGAAGTTGCTGGGAAGGTTGTAGTCTTCCACAACTTCGTTGAGGTAGGGCGGCAAATTGAGGAGCGCCTCAGGAAGCACAACATCAAGTTCAGGTCAATTCGAGGCGAAATCAAGGATAAGATGAAGCAGATCGATGACTTCCGGAAGAATCCCGATGTTAAAGTGATGGTAGCTCATCCGATGTCTGGGGGAGAGGGCTTGAACTTTCAGTGTGCTAACGTGGCAATTTTCGTGGATTGGATAGGGATGGGATCAATCCAACGTGACCAATGCATTGGCCGAATACACCGAATGGGTCAGAAACAACCTTGCGTGGTGATTGATTTGCTACTTGCCGATCCTGATACCAGTAAGGAAACAGTTGATCAAAGGATCCATGCTTCTGTAAGTACTAAATGTGATATTTCAAAGGCTATGCTTGAGTGGATTAGGGATTACTAAAGGGAGGGTAAGCGATGTATTGCGAGCAGTGTCATTATGGATCTGACATTTGTCGGTTTCCGGTTACGGGGACGTTGATTGAAGTCATCATTGACAAAAAGGGAAATACAGAGGGTCGCCCTGAATGTCGCTGCCCGCATTGTGGGCAGCTTGGGGTACACTTTGTTAAGCCCCCGTGGGGTAATGAGCGTACGCGCAGTATGCATCCGGCGCGTAGTCCGGCCAACAAGCAGCGGCGTGCTACCAATGAGGAGTTTTTCAGTGATTCGCCACACAAAGCGGTGAAAGCACTTGATTATAGTAAGAACGCCCCTTCAGTGTGAATGAGTGATCAAATCACTAACAGTTCGGAATTTCCAGAGCCATCAAGAATCCCATCTTGATTTCGTGCCCGGAGTGAACGTAATCGTTGGAGACAGTGATTCCGGAAAGTCCGCATTGCTACGCGCCCTGTATTGGATTAGAGAGAACCGACCGACGTCTACTGAGTACATCCGTAATGGCAGTGGCACAGAGGGCAAAAGGGGTGCCAAGCGATTAGGGACAGCCGAGGCAATCATTGAAATCCAACGGGGCGGTCACACTGTTAGTGTTATTCGCACACACGGTCAGGATGTCAACATATACACGGTAGGGGATGAACCATTCGAGGCGGTTGGCAAGGACGTCCCGGCAGAGGTGACGAATGCGTTGAGGTTAGACAGGATCAACGTCCAGAAGCAGATTGATCACCCGTACTTGATCTTGGAAACACCCGGTCAGGTGGCGGCGACGTTCAACAAGTTCACTGATCTAGACAGGATAGATGAAGCAATCGCATTGATCTCGTCTGATCTACGTGATAGAGCGGCCAAGAAGAATGAAGTTGAAGAGCAGTTGGCGACAGTTCAAGCTGAGCTTCGTGGATATGCCTACTTGGATGAGTTCGAGAAGCTCGTTGAAGTCTACGAAGAGGTGAAAGCAGAACTAGCAACTACTATGGAGAAGCGTACTGCATTACTTGAGTGCATAGATGCGGGGAAGCGATTTAGTGCTGCTGTTGAGAAGTGGGATGGGCAGATTCAGAGTAACCAAAAGGTACTCAAGCAGGCCAAAGTTTTGATGGAGAAGGTTGCTAGCGTTGATTCCAGGATTATTGAGGTGGGAAAATCAGAGTTGGCATTGTCCCGTATGGTTACAGCTTACCGGGATGCACAGGCGAGATCAGACGAGATCATGTTACATCTCCCTTCCTGGCAGAAGGAGATGGCTCTTCAGAAGAAACTGCTTGCACTAGGTGCCCGTGTGGAAGTCATAGAGGGCAAAGCCACGTTGGTCAAAGACGTACTTGATGACATCACCACCTACGGTGCAAAGCTGCAAAGAGCTGAGGGGGCGGTCACTGATCTTCATACTGCTCTGTCTAAGGAAAGGTCCAAACTTTCTGAGGTTGACACGTGCATTACATGCGGACAGAAACTAACCGCTGAGGCCAAAAAGACGATGCTACTCAGCATCAAGCATGAGGGTTGAAATGCGATTGCTATTGTTATCAGATTTGCATGCTCGATTCTTGCCACCAGAGAATAGGGTAGAACAGAACTTCTTTGAAGAGGTAGTGATGAACAAACTTGAGCAGGTACTCAAGTTAGCCCGTACTTACGAGGTTGATGCCATCATCCAGGGCGGTGATTTCTTTGATACCTACGACGTTTCTAGGTACGTAATGGCCAGGATGATACAGTTGTTCAGACAGTACGGTGTGCCAATTTACACTGTCTTGGGACAGCACGATCTGGCGTACCGAAACATGGATGGGGTGAATCGTACTGCTACTTACTTGCTACAGAGTGCTGGTGTGTTGGAGATAGTGGGCTTGAGCCAGAAATCGGTACATCTCGCACCTGCGGGTAAGATGGTAGATGAAGCAGGCAGCCCGGAAGATCAAGCTGTTTTTCTGTCGGGGATTTCGTTTGAGCAACCATACAACCCTGACCCAGTTCCAGGGGCGTTCAACATACTCGTGGCCCACGCAAGTGTAGGAGACACCCCGCTCTATCCAGGCCATCAACTAACAGCGGTCAGGTCTTACGTGAAACAGCACAAAGGATTCGACTTGATGGTGCTCGGTGACATTCACTATGAATATGCT